TCAAAGAAATATAGAGAGAAAGTAATTATGCCAACAATAGCCAAAGCTGGTCGACAATCATTAAGAGCGATGGAAATTGCTACAGTAAAGGTATGGGCAAAAGCTAAAACAAGATTAAAGTTTAAGTAATGGAGATAGGGAAGGTATTATATAGTTTATTAAGTGCAGATTCTGCATTAACCACATTGATGGGAACTAATAAAGTCTATCCATCATTTGCTCCAGATAAAACTGAATTTCCCTTTATTGTATATAAGACTAGAAGTGCTGATCCAGTTGTTACAAAGAATGGTATTGCTGACAATGTTACTTTTATTGGTTATATTAATGTATATAGTCGTAAGTATGACACATTAAGAGATATTACTGATGCAGTTAAGAATGCAATAAATAATTATAGTGGCACAGTTGAAGGTGTTACAGTTAAAAGAATTGGATATTTAGATGAGGAAGAGTTTTTTGATTTCGACATAGATGTCCATTTTATAGAATTATCTTATAGAATTAGATTAGAAAATTAAATTAAAAAATTATGCCAAGTACAGGATTTATAGATGGGACATTACTTCGACTAACATTAGGTAGTGCCCAAGGTAGTGAGGTAGAAATTTTTCACGCTACTGAATCTTCAATTTCATTTTCATTAGATGTTACAGATATTACAACTAAAGATAGTGGAAGTGGAGGATGGAGAGAAATATTCCCTAAAACCAAGTCTGCTTCTATTTCATTTAGTGGTTTAGTAAGATATGATGAAACTTCCTCAGAAGATAATATGAGTGGATTGTTAGGTTACTTTAATGGAAGAACACAGATTTATTGGGTAATGGCTACTTCAACAAGTGGAGATGTACAGTTAAGTGGAAGTGGTTATATTACTGCTTTAAGTCAAACTGCTACTGCTGATACTGAAGTTGCTTTTGATGGAACAATTGAAGTAAGTGGTGCGGTTACTGTAGGAACTGTAGCTTAAAACTAAAATAAAAGACAAATGTACAAAGAACTAAAAATACCAGGAAGAACTCTCTATGTGTCATTCAATTTGCGAGTTGTTTTACAATTTCAAAAAGAGTTTGCTAAAGAGGGTTCTTCCAATATTGACATAGAAAAATTAATCTCAGAAGTGGGATTAGAAGGTCAGATGAAGTTGTTTTATTTAGGATTAAAAGAAGGACACAGGAAAGCAAAGAAAGATTTTGATATGGAGTTTGATCCAGACTTCTTTGACTTTTTAGACGATTATCCAGAGGCAATAGAACAGATAGCTTCTGCTTTTAATGATAGTGTTCCTCAAGGAGATGGAGAACAAAAAAAAAGACAGACGAGAGCGAGAAAGAGCCAATAACAGAGGATTGGTTACAAAGAAAGTTGCTTGGGGAATTGGGTTGGAGTATTGATGATTTTTATGATGCAGACTTTAGGATGGCTACAAATGCTATTATAGGTATGATGAATGCAAGGTTTGAGGACATAAAAAATCAATACGAGATTGCAAGATATAATGCAGCTTTAAATATTAATGTTCATTTGCCGAAAGGTAAGAGTATTAAAAATCCTAAAGAATTAGGAGAGTTTTCATGGGAAAAACCTACATCAAAGAAGAAAAACTTAACAAAAGAGCAGTTAGATAGTATTATGGAGAAAATGGAATCTCCAAAAATTGTTAAAAAAGAAAAGCTAGATGGCAGGGAACTTTCGAGATTTATTAATACGACTAGGACTTGATGACAAAGAGTTTGTTGCCAAGTTTAACAAAGTTGAACGCCAATTAGTTAGGTTTAGCAATAATGCTCGAGATTTAGGCAAAACTTTATCTACTAACTTAACACTTCCATTAGGACTTGCTGCTGGAGCAGCAGTTAAGACATTTGCAGATTTTGATAGACTAGAAAAAGGTTTAGACGTTTTTGCGGACACATCTACATCTGGAGCAGAAGAATTAGAGAAGTTATTAGATGTTGTTAGAGATGCAAGAACTACTTTAGATTTAAAGAGTGCTGCTTCTGCATCATTACAATTACAAGCCGTTGGTATTAGTGCTGATAGAGCAAGAGAAACTATTAAACAGTTAGGTATTGCTGCTACTGTTAGTGGATCTCAAGCGGAGGATATTGGGGAAATAACAAGACAGTTTGCCCAGGCATTATCTATTGGTAGAGTATTAGAGCAAGATTTAAGGATTATCAAGTCAAGGATTCCAGCGATTGGTAAAGTATTACAAGAAGAGTTTGGTACAGTTACTGCTGAAGGGTTAAGAGAGGCAAATATTAGTGCAGATGAGTTTGTGAATAGGCTTACTAAAGCGATTGCTTCTAATGAAAAATTTCAAAACGTACAAATATCATTAGCAAAAGCTATTGAAACATTTGGAATTAATACACAAATTGCTGCAAGTAAATTAGGTCAATTAATATCAGAAACACTTGATTTACCTAACCTATTAACCAATATTACAAATCAAATAGACAGACTAACTAACTTCTTTTCATCATTAAGTGAGCAACAAAGAAAGTCAATAGTTAATTTTGGATTACTTTTAGCTGCGATTGGCCCAACTGTATATGTAGTAGGATCACTTACTAATGCAGTCAGAGTATTATATAGGTCAATGATTACTTTAGGGTTAACTTCTTTAAATGTAGTCAAGTATTTTAATACATTAGGTAGAGCATTTGTAATATTAACGGCTACAACAACGACTGCTACAAGAAGTATGATTGCCTTTAATATAATAGCTGGTAAATTACTTTTACCTTTAATTGCGGTAGCTGGAGCAGTTACATTAGGTAAGGCTGCTTATGATAACTTTAAGAATAGTGTTGCTCAAGCGAATAGAGCATTAGATACAATAAATAGGGCAAATGTAGAAAGTAAAGAAAAAGTAGAAGAGGCTAGAAAAGAGATTGCACAATATATATCAATACTAGAAAATAATAAAAAGTCAATATTTAGAGCAGATAGTGCTTTAGAATCATTAAATGAGGCTACAAACAATCAATTTAAAAGTGTTAAGATATTAGGAGATGAGGTTATTGGATTAAAGGAAGCACAAGATGCTTATTTTAAATCTATAGAAGATGCGGAGAAATTAAGAATATTAAGAGAAGAACAACAAAAGCTAAAAAAAGAAATAACTGAAACCATAGATGCAATGTATTATGGTACTAAAACTACCGAAAACTTTAAAACTGGTTTACAGTTTGGTGCATTTGCTGGTTCTCAATTTACCTCATCTTTACAAGATTTAGGAGGTAAAACAGATAATGACCTAAAGATATTAGAAAAGAATTTAGCTAAAATAAACGATGAAATAAGTACACTTGGTGAACAAGAAGCTATTACTCTTTTTCAAAATCAAATTGATGAACTTGTTTCTTCTGTAGAAGAGTTATTTACTAATTTAGACAAGTCTTTAACTGGTCAAGTAGAGTTAGGTAAGATATTAGGTACTGATGAGGTTGATATAGTAAAGAATCAAATTAAAGATGTAGAGAAAGCCATAACAGATGCTTTTGCAAATGAAGAGTTAAAGAATCAAACTAATGTAATACAAACTTTGCAAGGAGAGTTAGAAGTATTAAGACAAAAGTTAGTTGCATTAGAGTCTACACAAAAAGTCAGAGAAGTATTTAAAGGATTAAATGAAGAATTAACTTTATTAGAGAAAAGGAAAACAATATTAGGAGAGGATAGTGTAGAAAATATAAAAAAACAAATAGAGGCAGTTGGGAGTACTTTAGAAAAGGCATTAGAAATTGGTGCAGCAGAAAGCACTATTAATAAATTAAAACAACAGTTAAGTGATTTAAGGGATGATTTAAAACCATTATATCTTAAAGACCCTACAGTAATAGACAACCTACTTGTTTCATTTAACAACCTTAAAAAACCAACACTTGAAGTAGTAAGTAATGCTAATAAGTTAGACTTTGAGTATAAAAACGTAAATGGCACATTAGTAAAAGTTGCAAGAGGATCAAAAGAAGTCGCTGACTTAACTGCAAAAGCACAAGAATCTGCAAAAGAAACAGAGGAATCATTTACTAGATGGTATAATGGACTAAACAAAGTAAACCAGTTTTTAGTAAGTAATATTGATGCAATAAAAAGATTTGCTGGTAGTATTTCAAGTGGATTAGTAGATACAATAAGTGAAGCGTTTACGTTAAGAGCAGAGGCAAAACAAGAGTTAGTAGATGCAACAGAGAAGTTAAGGGCATTAAGAGCAAGTGGAGAGGCAAGTGCAAGTGAGATACAGAATGTACAAGACAGAATAATTGAGTTAAATCAAACAATTCAAGAAAATGACTTTTTTAGTGCTATAGGGCAGTCGATAAAGAAGTTAGTAATAGAGATTGGTAAAGCAATTGCTAAAGCATTAATTTTTGCTGGTTTACTTACTTTAATTGGAACTATATTTCCAGTATTTGGAGCAAGTATTGGAGTAGGAACAAAGGGTAATTTCTTTAAATTATTTAGAGAAGGTTTACCTTTTGCTAATGGTGGTTTAGTATATGGCCCAGTTAATGCTTTGATTGGAGAAGGACAAGGTACAAATAGAAGAAACCCAGAGGTTGTTGCTCCATTGGATAAGTTAAAAGGAATATTAGCAGAGAGTGGAGGAGGAAACATGGTATTAACTAGTAGATTAAGTGGATCGGATTTATTATTGTCTGTAGAACGTGCAAAAAGAAATAGAGATAGATAATGCCAGTAAAATTTAACAGTACATTCTATAGTGACAAAGGAGCAGAATATATAATAGAGATTCATCAATCTACTTTTGTTGGCACTCCTACTGAATTTACTTGTCAAGGCATTGATATAAAATACGATGTGGGAGGAGATGAGGACAATAGATTTAATACTATAATTAGTAGTGAGGCATCTATAAGTATGCTAATTAACAATTCTACTTTAAATACTTTTGTAGAGGATTTGGTTAGCAGTTATGATGACACCTATTTTTTATATGTAAGAACGAATCAATTAAATTCAGAAACTACTTATAAATGGGTTGGTTATGTTTTAGTAGATTTAGTTACTATTGAAGATATAAAGTTAGATGTAGGTTACACTTTTGTTTTAAGAGCAAAAGATGGATTAAATACATTAAAAACAATTGACTATAATAATGATGGTGTTCCATATACTGGCAAAGCTACTATATTTACTCATCTATATAATGTATTTTTAAAATTAGGAAGCGTAATTTATGCTTATACAAGTTTTACTGATCCTTTATTTAGTGCGGTTATTAATTGGCACTCACAAGAATACACTTACTCCTCCACAAACACAGTATTAACTAAAGCAAGGATTCCACATAGAGCATTTTATCACGTTGATACAAAGGGTAATTACGTTTACAAAAATTGCTATGAGGTTTTAGATGAGATATGTAAAGCATTTGGTTGTAGAGTTGTTGCATCGTCTACTGGTTATTACATTACTCAAATAAACGAATACTTAAATGCAAATAATGTTTATGAGTATAATTATGTTGTTTTAGGTTCTTTAAGTGGTGGCAGTAAAGACTACAGTATTGACCATGACCAAACAGACATAATAAATACAGAAGTATATAGAGAGGGTGGTAGTGTGTTTGAATTCTTTAGTCCATTACAATATGCAAGAGTAGAGTATGAACATATAGCAACAAGAAATTTATTGAGTGGTGCGTATTGGGATTATAATTTTGAGGGAACTTATGACATAGAAGATATTGCTAGTAATAATTTAGATTCTATAATTCAATTTGATTTTACACTTGCCTATTATACTGCATTTACGCAAACAGTAGCTACTACAGTTTGGAATAGGCATTATGTCATATATAGGATACAGATTGCATTAGAAGATTCATTTGGAAATACGCATTATTATCAAAACGATTTTACATGGCAACGGAGTAAAGTAAAAGAAGATGGGTTAAGGAATCAAAGATGGAGTACAACTGAAGGGTATTATTACATATATCAATTAGTAGAAGATCCAAGTCAACCAGAAAGA